ATGAAAATCAGACCCTTGAGGGGTCGTCATAACATATACGTGACTAGTTGTCAATATAACACGCCGAGCGATGTTGCCTTAAAGTAACCCAAGTGTGGTAAACTTGACGCCAGACACGGGATGTGTCCCAACCGGGAGGGTTGACAATGAGTGGAACCGCAGCGGCACCTGCCGCATCCGACACAACTGCACAGAGCACCGCAGGAACGGCACCGGCAGCACCCGCCGCCCCAGCCGCACCCGCAGCACCGGCACCGAGCGCCCCCGCAGCGCCGACCAACGCCACGGGTGGCGATCAGGTCGACGTCGCAGCGCTCCAGGCGGAGAACGCCCGCCTCCAGAAGGAGGCCAACGACGCCCGAGTGCAGGCCAAGGCAAAGGTGGCGCAGGACGCCCAGCGCGCCCAGCTGTTCGCCCTCGCCGAGGCAGTGGGAATCGAACTCCCCAAGGGTGAAGAGCAGACCGTCGAGTCGCTCCAGGCTAAGCTGGCCGAGGAAGCGAACGCCCGCAAGGGTGACCAGACGGCCCTCGCCCAGGAGAAGCGCGAGCGGGCCGTAGACCGCGCCGCCTGGACCAACCAGGTGCCCGTCGACAAGGCCGAGTACCTCTCATTCCTGCTCACCAAGGACGCCGAGTTCCAGAAGCTGGACCCCTCGGCGACCGACTTTCAGACTTCGGTGGAGGCCCGCGTCAAGGCGCTGGTGGAAGCCGATCCGACCTTCAAGGCGACTCCGGGTGGGGCTTCGAAGTCGGGTTCCGATTCGTTCAGCGGAGCTGGCGGAACGGATAGCGTCACTCAGGAGGACTTCGACAAGATGTCCATCACCGAGCAGACGAACCTGTTCAAGACAAACCCTGACCTGTTCAACCGGCTCGCCGGTATGGTCTAATCCCCTAAGGAGGGAAACATGGCTACCACCGTAGCAGCTGACCTCATCGTCCCCGAGGTTTGGGGTCCGATGGTCATGAAGGCCACCCTGGCCCGAGCGGTCATGCGACCGTTCACCACCGAAGACTCGACGCTCCAGGGCCAGCCCGGAGACTCGATCAAGTTCCCGAACTACGGGTACATCGGTGACGCCACCGACCTGACCGAGAACGTCGCAATCGTTCCCACGGCCCTCGAAACCAACGAGGACAAGGTGACGATCAAGGAGGCCGGTAAGGGCATCGAGCTGACCGACAACGCGATCCTCAACGCCATGGGTTCGCCCAGCGATGAGGCCGTGCGGCAGCTGTCGCTCTCCATGGCCCGCAAGATCGACGCGGACATCCTCGCGGCGACCTACGCGACCAACCCGGACAACGACCCCGGCGCAGGCTCGTCCTCGCAGTCCGGTGGCCCGCTCCTGGCGTCGGCCCTCGGCTCCCCGCAGGCGCGCCTCGACTGGAAGGCCACCACCCTGGCCTTCGCCGCACTCGGAGACGAGTGGGACCCCGCCGAGGCCGCAGGGTTCGTGATCCACTCCGCGCAGCAGGTCGACCTGCTCAACGACTCGAACTTCATCGGCATCGATAAGTTCGGTCCGGACTCGGTGATCCTCCGTGGTCAGATCGGTCGCATCGGCACCGTTCCCATCGTCGTGTCGGATCGTGTGCGCACGACCGGTACCGGTGCGAACACCCGGTACGACGCGCTCCTGATCATGAAGGGCGCGATCATCCTCGCCAACAAGCGCGCGGCAATCGTCGAGAAGGATCGCGACATCCTCAAGCGTACGAACGTGATCACCACGAACGCTCACTACGCCACCAAGCGTGTGAACAACCGTGGCGTGGTCGTCGTGCCGACGCTCGCCCCGACGCTCAACGGCAATCCCTAAGGAGGCCCCAATGGGTATCGGTACCCTTCGGCGACACCATGACGACTCGTACGAGCCGCAGGTGACGCCCGAGCAGCCCGAGGAAGAGGTCGAGACGACCGATCCCGGCCAGAACCCCCCGGAAGGCTCCGAGGTCCAGACGGACCCCACGGAGACCCAGACGGAGGGCAATGAGCCGGGGTCGGACGACCAGACCCCGACCGACGAGGCGCAGGAGTCCACCGGAGAATCGACCGAGGGCGACCCCGAGGACCAGACCGAAGGGTCCGAGTCCGAAGAGGCCCCCGAGGGAGAGCCGGAGGACGCCGAGACCGGTGAGACCCCGACCGAACTCCCGCCCACCCCGGCCCGCAACGCGAGCAAGGCGGTATGGCTGGAGTTCTACGGGATCACCGGTCGAGACGTTCCCGAGAACGCCACCCGAGACAGCCTCGCAGAGGCAGTCCTCGGCCCCAAGGAGTAGCCCTCCACCGGGTTAGACCCCCCGCCCCCGCCAACTACGGACTCGACGGGCGGGGGGTCTTTCCCTACCCAGACTTAGGAGCTTCGCATGGTTGGCCTCTCCAACAGCTTCCCCAAGTACGCACCGGTCGAAGACCTGGCCGCGTACCTCGGCGTGGACATTGATGTCCTGCCGCCCCCCGTTGAGGTCATCCAGAAGCTCGATGGACTGCTGGCCCGAGCCTCCGCAGCCATACGCGTGGCCACCAAGACCGCATTCTACGGGGTCGCCGCAGACGGGTACACCCCGAGTGACCAGGTGAAGGCCGACGCGATACACGACGCAGCGATCCTCCAGGCCGCAGCCTACTACCACGCCGGGATCGAGCCTGGTCAGACGGTGGCGGACCTCCCGCAGTCGATCCAGTCCAAGACCCTCGGTGCGCGCTCCGTGACCTACGCGACGAACTCGACGAAGGACAACACACTCGCGGCCCTCATGGTCGGTTCCCTGTCGCCGGAGGCGTACTCGGTGCTGTCGCAGGCGCGGCTCATCACCACGCATGTGGCGGTGGCCCCTGCCGGGCGTTGGAACATCCTCACCCGTCAATGGGAGGTATGATGAGCTTCGAGGACGAGTTCGGGGATTGGGCAGCATTCGGCGTCCAGGTGGCCCAGTTCACCGGTACCGGGGGCTGGGGCGACACGTGGGGTACGTTCACCACGGTGCCCTCCTGGTTCCAGTACGAGAACCGCCAGGTCACATCGAGTGACGGGACCACGGTTCTCTCCGAGGCGCAGATCTTCTGTAAGGTACTGTGGCGGTCGCACATGACCACCGGATCGAAGGTCAAACTTCCCGGTGACGACCGGGAGTACCGCATCATCCGCGCTCGGTCGTGGCCTGGTGACGACTCCCACCTGGAGGTATGGTTGGTATGAGCCACGCATCTCTCGACTTCGAATGGTCCGAGTTCCACGGCCCTGCCGTATCGCGGATCATCAATGCCGCAGCGAAGCGCGGTCTGTTCATGGCCGGACAGCACATCCTCAATGTGTCCAACCGCCAGGTGCCCCACGAAGACGGCGACCTGGAGCGGTCCGGCACGGTCACCGAGGCTGGGGGCACGGAGCTTGAAGTGGCGGTGTCCTACGACACCCCCTACGCTGTCCGACAGCACGAGGACCTGAGCCTCATGCACGACGCCGGACGCAACGCGAAATACCTGGAGAATGCCTGCCGCGAGGAGCGCGGCACAGCAGGGCGCATCGTGGCTCAGGCCATGCGGCAGCAGATTGGGGATTGAAGTGGCGGAGTTCAGTACTAAGGCGTTCTTGGAGGACCTGGCAGAATATCTGTCGGTGTCCAACGACTCGAACTCGCCATTCACCTGGCGCACCCCCGGTGTGTACGCACCCATCGAGTTTGGGATCTACGCGATGGTCGCCCCCCCGAAGCGGAACCGGACCGGAGACCTGGTGATCCGGGTGTACGACTCCGCTTCCGACCCCACCCTGTCAGACTCCACTCTGGCCATTCAGTTTGATTTCTACGGGGGCGCTCAGGCGGTCCTCGACGCCTCGGACTACGTGTTCAACAGACTCCAGGGCCTCTGGGGTGTTACAATTGGAGATGTCAAAGTGGTTCAGGGAAGCCGCACGAGTGGTGCCCCGTGGGGGCAGGACGAGGGCGACAACCTGAGGCAGACTGAGAATTACGAACTCGACGTGCACCGCCCGTCGACCAACCGGCAGTAGATGCCCCAAGCCCTTAGGAGGGAAACATGGCCGCAACCACCAAGGTGCCTCTCGGGGCATCAACGACCAACCGGAAGTGGTATCTGGATGTCGAGGGGGCCTCTGCCGGGGCCTGGATCGGTGTCTTCGGTATCCAGGAGTTCAAGGATGCCGTAGCGGGCACCCTCCAAGACGACTCCGACTTCGACGGTGAGGGCTGGAAGTCCAGCGTCGTCACCGCGAACGCTGCCTCGCTGGAGTTCAAGGTCGCCCGCAAGGTCCAGGCCGCGAGTTCCACCGCGTACGATCCGGGGCAGGAGAAGCTTCGGACGACCTCGCGCGAGACCGGCGTCGGCAACCGCATCAAGGTGCGGTACTACGAGATGGAGCCGAACGGCCCCCGCATCGAGGCGTACGAAGGCTTCGTCTCGGTCCAGTGGGCACCGGACGGCGGCGCGATGGACGCGACCTCGACGGTCACGGTCACGTGCACGTTCATGGGCAAGCCCACCGCGATCACGCACCCGGACGCAACGGGCGGCGGCGGAGGCGGGTCCTAAGTCTCACCTGGCCGGGGGGCTTCGGCCCCTCGGCACACCCCTACCAACCGCGAATAGGAGAACAACATGTCCCACGATCTTTCCCAGATGTCGTCCTGGTTCGACGACGACGCACTCACCCTCCCCCCGATCAAGTCGAAGAAGCACCCCGAGGGGAAGTCCTACCGGATCGACTCGCCCGACTTCGGCACCGGCCTGCTGCTCCAGCAGCTGGCCTCCATCGCCACCCGCATCTCGAACGGTGTCGAGGTCTCGGAGGCCGAGGCTAAGC